CCTTAACGCACTCTCCGCCCCGGATCCAGGGGCGACCGTAAGCATCCTGATCTTCATTCGGGGTGCTCCTAATTTGGAATTTTGTGTTCCAAAAATGCCTTTTGACAGAACGTATTCGTACTTCCAACCCCAGTCCGGAGAAGTTTCGATTTCGGGAGCGCATCAGGATAATCCTGATCAACGTCAATATGACGTTTATTTTGGAGACCCTGTTCGTTCCTTGCGTACTGTAATGCGTCGTGCTCACCCCAATGTCAGTCTTATGGCTGATTTCAATGGGGATCCGGCCAATTTCAAGTTGCGGTACTTTATGTGGACCAACACTATTTTTCCGTATTTCAATGGGTTTGATCCCACTTCTAATTTTACGGGCAATAGTTTTGTTTCAGGAACTAAGCCGTATACCTGGGCCTTGAACACACCGTTCCATATGTGGATTCCTTGTTTTAAAGGGATTAGGGGATCCATGTATTGGCATTATGAGAATCAATCTCAAGATGCCTATGATAGACTTTCTTTCGAGGTTCGTCGAGAATTAGCTGATCCTTATGTTGCCCCCATTCGTTTAGGATGGCAGGTGGGAGGGTTCGCTGGTTCCACCGCCACCATTAGTGGTATGGCGTACGAGGAGACTGGGTCCTTCGATGGGGGGAATGAAACCGACACTCGCTCAGCGGCTGTCCTCGTTTCTCCGTTCAATGGAGAAGGGAAATCTATTCTTATGCCGAATCTATTTAATTATAGATTCGACACCACGCGAGTCTCTGCCTTTACGACCGGTGCTAACCGACCTCGTAAAAGGCGAGAGCGTATACGCGTTATGACACGATATGCGCCCCGTATTACCTCGGTTGGCAATCGAGAGAATGCACAGATGATCCGCCGATACTTTAGTATAGGTCCGGATTTTACTGTGTTCTTCTTTCTATGCGTTCCGCGTGTATACAGGTACGCGTCGCTGCCGGGGCCAGCTTAAACGCCCCAAAAGGGGGCCACTCCTTTAAAGTGGCCTGAAGGCGCGTACGCGCCGCTGCGGTACGGGGGTACTTCCCGTCTGTGCCGTATGCAGTCCCTTTGTCTGTCATTATCTGAGTTCATAAACAATAAAGTTGAACTAGTAGTGGCAAG